CGCATGGACGCCGTGGCCGTTATTCAGCAATGGATCGAAGAAGACGACCTGGATGAAGGCGAGAGCAGTGCCGATCGGCTGTTAGCCATGATGGTGGGTATCGCGGATGACAACCAGGATGGCGAGCTGGACGAAGACGAGAACGATGTTGTCGACGTTGCCCGCGAAGCCGCCTGGGATTATCTGTCTGCCCTGGGAATTGACGATGAAGAGATCGGCTTGCTGCTAGACGATTGGGATGACGAAGCGGCTGAGCGCATCCGTGACGCGGTGGCTGAGGCGCTGCCCGATGGTGATGACCTGGATTCGACCATTAACGAATTCACGTTTGACGACAGCGACCAAGAAGCTGTGTTTGATGCGACCTATCGCAAGCAGACAGTGGTTCGTGGCGGCAAGAAAAAGCGCGTAAACAAGCGTGTTGCGGGCAACGTGCGGCTATCCGGAAAGCAGAAGCTGGCTATCCGTAAGGCGCGCAAGAAGGCGCATAACCCGCGCGCGAAGGCCCGCCGCCTGAAGTCCATGAAAGTACGTAAGCGCATGGGTAAGTAATTCGAGCGTAGCAAGTGTTTGGCGGCCACTGGTCGCCTTTTTTATAGCGCGGAGATAGCTTCATGGTGCTGCCGTTTATGGGCTTTGGCCCCCTTTGGGATGGTATCAATCCCAGTTTAATCGCCACCCTCTACGAGGTTGACCATAAAGGTGAGCCCCTGGATGAGACTAACCGCGTGCGCTGCCTGTTCGTGGATGATGCCAATTTAGAGGCAACGCTTAACTGGCAATCGCCCTTTGAGGGGGCTGGCCCAGAAGCGCGCGCGCCTACGCTCTCCGCCATGCTGCAAAGTGGCGCCATTCAGCCCATTGCCGAGCGTTTGGGGGATGGCGTAGGCGGTGCCACCAAGGAAGTCAGCGAGACCGCACGCGGGCGCACGGGCATTACCAAGCTGAACTCAACGCAGGTATTCAGTGGCATGCCGCCTTTGCGCCTTCAGGCGACCATCATGCTTCGCGCCTGGCGTGACCCGCAGGCAGAGGTAGAGGAGCCGCTAGACCAGCTAATGCGCTGGGTGCTGCCTCAGTATCTAGCCCCCGAAGGCACGCTATTGACCGCTGCGCTGGACTGGTACCAAGAAGGCGATCGGGATGTGAACGGCTTTGTTGAAGCGGCCATGCCATCCGCCGCGCCGACCATGATCGCGATTAACTATAAGGGCCGCACCTACGCGCCCATGGTGGTCGAGACTATAGGCGTCCCGCTTAATTCGCCTTCAGACAAGTACGGCCGCTTTATTCAGCTTCAGATACCCGTGACCTTCGCGACCCTGACCGCCATCGACCGCAATGATTGGGACAACATGAAATGATCAATTTCCCGGTGCTGCGCACCAAGCGCCTGACTGTGCGCATGAAAGAACTGCCCATGCTGGACGCTATCGCTCTTGCTGCTATTCCGCCGCATCTCAACGAAGAGGCGACTACCGCCTTTCTGAACGCGTCGATCGACAGCATTCAGGGCATCGAAAGCCCCGAAGACTGGACCGTACAAGAACGCACCATGGCGGTATGCCACTACATGGCGTCAGCCCTGGATGATGGGCCGGATTTTAGCCTAGCAGGTGGAGAGGCGCGCTTTTCGGATTACCTGGTAGGCGAGCAAGACTACCCCGACGACCTGGTTGAGATCGGTGATATTGAGGGCGACCGCTGGGAGATTCGCCACCTAACAGGCGCATTGGCGGGATCAATTGAACGCCTTCAGGGAGAAATACCCAACGTCTCCGGCTACGCGCACTGGCGCATAGGCCGAATGGCAGCGCAGCTTGTGCCTAACGGCAAGGCGGTGCCCGCCAATGGTGATATCGATGCCGCCATGATTGAGCGTATGCGCGTGATTGCCAGTTACCCCGAGAGCGTATTTACACGCCTGATGGGCGCGTTTGAGCAGGGCCGACAGGCGTTAGACCACCTGTTTATCTTGGAAGCGGACGAGCACGGCTTGATAGCCCTGCCAAGAGAGGGCAGCGCGGCTGAAAAGCCGCCTGCGCGATTTCCAGTTAGCGCCTGCATCACCGACCTCGCGAAGTACCTGGGTGGAAAATCAGCGGTATCTAGCGCATAGCCTCACCCTATATTCGTCTACATCGCTTCCCGAAGCGCTACAGATGACGCACAGCGAGGTTGAAGCCTTCTTTGAGGGCAAGGCCCACGCAGAGTGGCGCAAAGGGAAGGAACAAGAGCTAAAGCTGCAGGCAGCGGTAAACGATCGCCTTAACGGGGTCATACGCGCCTGCGGCGCAATAGTAAAAACGGTGGCATCACTGGGGCGTCGCTGAAAGACGTCATGAGGTGTCCAGCCATGCGCAATAGGAGGCAATGTGGCAGAACCAGCGACTAGCGCAGCGGCGGCAACGATGACGGCGACCGGGATAGGCCTTGCAGCCTTGCTGCCATGGATCAATGCCAGCTCCCTTATGGGGGCTGCATTGGGGGCGGGACTGGTGGCCTATAGCAAGAATGACCTAAGGGCGTGGCAGCGCATCGGCGCGTTATTGTTTTCGGCGCTGTGTGGCTACTTGATGGCCCCTGAGATTATTGCCCAAACGCCAGTAACGCATGACGGCACTGGCGGGTTTGTGGGGGCCATTGTGATAGTGCCGCTGTCGCTAAAACTCATTAAGTACGTCGATAAGCTGGATGTTTCGACGTGGCTAGATCGCCGAAAAGGAAAGGCAGGTGAGGATGACAATGGCAATGGCTGAGGCAGCGTTCATTCAAACTATCGCACCCACGGTCGCGGCGTTTAGCTACTTTATCGCTGCGCTGCGGTTAGTCCTCTTTCGGCGTGGCAGCTTGCGCTACAAGCGGCATGTGTCGCTGTTGGCCAGCGCCCTTGTAGGCACCTTCTTGTGCGCCGGGTTAGAGATCGTATTTTTCAAGCCGGATATCAGTATTTTTCAAAGCGCTTTAGCGCTGATGTTTTGCGTCTTGACGCTTCGTGCGCGCGGGAACGTGGCCACACTAATGAGGGTGCATCATGATCTTACGGCGAGGTGACGAGGGCAAGGCAGTGCTCAAGCTACAGCGCAGCCTGGGCTTTACTGGCGATGACGTTGATGGTGATTTTGGCCCAGCAACTAAGCGTGCCGTGCAGGCCTTTCAAAAGCGTAACGACCTGGTGGCTGATGGCATAGCAGGGCCTAAAACGCTGGAAGCACTGTCAGGTACTGGCAAGGTCAAGATTAAACGGCTTAGCCAGCGCGACATTGAGCGCATTGCCGATCGCCTGAATGTCGAGGTGGCTGCCGTAATGGCTGCCAATGAAGTTGAGTCCAATGGTAGCGGCTTCTTAAGCGATGGGCGTGCGGTGATTCTATTCGAGCGCCACGTCATGCGCCGCAACCTAGAAGGCATTGGGCGCGATGCCGACCTTTTAAGCAAGTATTTGCCCGACATCATTAACAGCACGCCGGGTGGCTACAGAGGCGGCGAAGCTGAGTACGATCGTCTCCATTTGGCCCGACAAGTTGATGAGGCAAGCGCTATCAGTGCGGCATCGTGGGGCCTATTTCAGATCATGGGTCACCATTACGCAACGCTAGGCTTTGAGTCTCCCCAAGCGATGGAGGCGGCTGCCAACGATAGCGAAGGCGCGCAGCTTGAAATGTTCGCCGCGTTCATCGAGGCAGATCCACGCCTGCACCGCGCGCTGAAAAGCCTGGACTGGGCAACCTTCGCGCGCATCTATAACGGCCCTGCTTATGCAAAGCATAACTACCACGGTCGTATGTCGGATGCTTTCGATGCCCATAGCGAAACGCTCAAGGAGGCAGCATGACGCCTGCACTGGTGGTAATGGGGGTCATGATGGCCGCGCTTGGTCACTTGGTCCATCTGCTGAAAAAGGTGGTTGAGCTAAGGGCGTCGGGTGAGCAAATAGGCCTGGTCGGCTTTGTCTTGTCGCGCCCTTATCGCACAGCGCTTGGGGTCGCGGGCAGCGCAGCCGCGATGGGCTACTTGTTTGATTCGGGTGACGTAACGGCAATGGCCGCGTTTGGTTTCGGTTATATGGCCGATAGCGGGCTAGCCATGCTGGATAATCGCGGAGGAAGGCGACCATGAGCAAGATTTGGCAATTACTGGCAGCCGTTATGGGCTTTGTTGCCTTGGTGCTGGGGGTGCTGCTGAAAGGCGCCCAGCGCAAGAGTGAAGCGGCTACAGAGCGCGCGGAGAAGCAAAAGCGCCGTGCTGATACGTCTGAAGAACGAATTGAGCAGCGCCAAGCGGCGGATAACGCCAGCGCAAACGCCAAAGCAGAAGGGGATAGGCATGTTGAAAGCGTCCGCAATGAAGCTCGCAGTGGCCAGCGTGATCATTTTGAGTCTGGCTGGGTGCGCGACGAAGACTGAGACCGTTTTCTTGCAGGATCCGCTACCCCTTCCCGACAGGCCGAATCTACCCCTAATGCCTAGCGACGAGATGCAGTGTTTGTCCGACGAGGCTTATGAAGGGCTTGCGGTGCGCGATGCGACGCTAATAAAGCATGTTGAGCGCCTGGAAGACATTATCAAAACTACCCATTAGCAGCCTTTGGCAGCCTTATGCCGCCTTTCGGCAGGGAAAAATGACGCTTCCTGCGTGATGTGAGGCGATACGATTTGCACTCAGGCCGTGGTACGCCATGGCTCATTTCCACCAAGTGAGAGCTTCGCTATGACCGTATCCAATGCCGCCTATCTAAAGGGGTTCTACGACCAGACCAAGGCCATGGGCCTAAAGGCCGTTAACTCTGACTTCACGTTTGAGATTGAAGGCTTTGAGCAAAACTACCTGCTAGCCCGCCAATGTCCGTGGCCCAATGTGGCGACCCAAGGCGAAATTGAGGTTCCTACACCGATGGGCGCCTCTGCCTGGGAACCTCAACAGGTTCGCGTGAACCACCAAGGGGCCGTGACCTTCATGGAGGTGACCGCTGGCAGTATTGATCAAATGCTGGTGGATATCATCGCCAACGGCGGCACGTTCAACGCCAAGATTTACGAGGGCACGCCTGAACGCTACCTGCGCTACAAGCGCATTACCGACGCATTCCTGCAGATTGATGACCCCGATCGTGACTGGGAGAACCGCAGCCAGGTGCTGACGTTTGCCGGTACCATGTTCTTCCATTACTTCGGTGAAATCGTGGAAGGCAATAGCTCGGATTATCGCTAATGGCCACGCTGACCGCCTTGGTTCAGCGCTTCGCCGATAATGAGCGCGGCGCTGCCAACATTCTACCCATTGATTCCGTCACGGCTCAGGCCGTGGCGGCGGTATCGTTCTACGCAGGCTTTGCAGAGCTAACCCACCTGGTTGAGGGTGCTGATATTGACGGCAGCCTTGAAATTACTTTGTCGGAGTGGGCCGAAATTCGCCCGCTGTTCATACTCTACGTGGAGCGTGAAACGGCGCTGCAAATGGAGGCTACGCGCGGCATGGGTGCTGACGTGTTTGGGCGCTCAAGCTCCGAGGTTGGCGGTGAAATCATGCAAATGGAGGCCGATCTACCGCGCCGCGTGTTTTTCCTTCCTATCGTGACGGTGTGACCCGTGGAACTCTACTTCGGTGAAAATGGCGACCAGCGGATAAGGGGTGACTTTATTCGCCGCGCGGTGCTTCGTTCTGACTTGGTACCCATACCACTGACGCTAGAAGCCGACATCCGTGTCGATACCGACACCGTGGCTGAGTTTGCCGAGGGGCGCTCTATCACTACCTACGGCGGTGATGAGCTGGAGATTATTAAGAGTGAGCATATCCAGCAGGCGCGCATGCAAGGCGAGAGCATGGCGGGCTACGTTCGCTTGGTTGCCACGCTAAAGCCGGTGACGCCAGTTGCTTTTATCAAAGAGCGCGCCGTTATCAAGCATAACGCGACGCTTTCTGACATTTACCGCGCGTGCGGGGCCACCTTGCGCGGCATTGAGGGCGACTTCGCTGTACCGCGGTTTACGTGCTTGGCTGGCGAAGCGC